CAGTACAGATGACGCAGATTTTCTGACTGCACCACCTAGTGTTTCAAATCCTGCTCCGGTAAGTATCACGAGCAGCACTGGTGCATTTACGCTTACACCTAAAATTGATAACGATTTAACAGATAACGGTGAAAGATTTGAAGTAATCTTGCAAACACTTGATGGTATCGAAAAAGATACTGCAACAATTACTTTATCGAATGTCACACCCCCATTTTCTATCGGAGCAATTGGTACTATATTTGAAGGCGCCAATATCAACGCGCCTCTCACTATTTCGTCACAAGACTTTGGTGACACTTTAAACTGGTCAATTAGCGGTGCGTCTGCTACTGATCCAAGAATTCCAACGAAAAGCGGATCTTTTGTTGCTGCATCAGCCAGTCAGGTGCTTACGATTCCTACTGTATCAAATGATAGCCACATTGGTTCTATCACTGGCACTCTTACGGTTACTAATGCAAACTATACACCTTCTCTCAGTGTAAACAATACTTTTACGGTAATAGACTCCGCTGCAGAATATGCAATTATGATGAATCCTATTACTGCGTCTGAAGGTGATACAGTTGTTTTTGATATCAGCGGTAGAAACATTCAAGACGGCGAGTACTATTATTACATTGACGACATTACTACAGAAGGTCTTGACTTCTCAGGTGGTCGCCCTGAAGATGCGAGTAGAGAAGCAGTTACCATCACAGACAATTCTGGCACAACTAACTCTGTTACATTTGCTATTCGTGGTGCAATTGCAGACAAAACATTTATCACTTATTTGTACGATGATCCAGCAGCAGGAAGTGGAACGCTATTAACTTCTGGTCAGTTTACAATTGCCGCTTCTGAGTATAGTCTTACTGCAAATCGTACTTCTGTAAACGAAGGTGGCACAGTTACCTTTACATTTACAGGACCTGATGGAACATACTACTGGTGGCTTTTAGGAAATTCTGGTTTATTCACACAGGGTGATGTTGTCGGCGAGTTCCCAACATTTAATAATCGCATTGCAACTTTTGAAGTTGTTGGTGGAACAGGTTCTTTCGATGTTGAATTTGTTCAAGACCTTCGCTTCGAAGGTCCAGAGACTTTCACTGCTATAGTTTCTGCTGGCGAAAATACTGCTGCTATTGCAGAGTCTCAAGTAATTACAATCAATGATACTTCAAAGCAAGAATATACTCTGTCTGCTCCTAACATTGTCGAAGGTTCGAATCTAGTCGTCGATGTGTCGCACAATCGTGGACCGTCAGAAGTGCTTTTCTATGAAATTACTGGTGCTGCAGCAGCGAGATTTAGTTCGACACAAATTTCTGAATTGTACACAGGACCTGCAGCCGCAATTTCATCGTTCACAGTTGACCTAGGTGCATCTTCTGCAACAGATACTTATGAAGGCGGTGTTACTGGAACAGTCACTGTTTCTAGAGGTGGTTATGCGAGCAGCGGTGGCACAGTATTAAGCAGCGACACTTTTAATATCATCGATGCTAATGCAACTTATTCTCTTGTTGCAAGCACAACAAATCCTGATGAAGGCGATCCAATTACTTGGTCTGTTAGTGGAACAAACATTCCGGACGGAACATATTATTACAGAATTACTAGCATTATACCAAAGACAACAACATCCACAACTTCGTCTGGTACTTCGCTAATTAACTTGACTGATACAACAGGAATTATTGTTGGTATGTCTTGTGATAATGCTGCGGTTCCTGGGCGTGTTACCTTTGTTGGAACAAATCAAGTAACGATGGAAGAAAATGTTACTTCTTCAATTCCTTCAGGAACTGTATTGCATTTTGGTTTAGATGCTGGCAGTGGAACACCTTTAGGTGCTGCTTCTGTGTTCGATGATATTGCAAGCGGTTATCGTGGTAGTGTAAGCGTAACATCAAATAGCGGTGGATTTGTCACAGTCACAGCAGAAAATTCAGACACCGTAGACGATTCATACACAATGGGTCTTTATACTTCAGAGACTTCAACAACACCCGTCGCTTCGGTTAGTTTTGTAATTAACGATGCCACAGTTGCGTCTTCGCCTGTTGACATTGTAATGCCTGCGACTACTATTCGTGACATTAGAGATAATTACGCAACAGCGATTGCACGAGTTACATTCACATCAGGTGGTCAAATTTTAGGTACGGGTAATCTTAATCCTGGTGGTAATAATGTATTAATGGGGACTTGGACTCCATCCACACCTTTAGGTAATTACACGATCACTGCGACCGGTCCCGGCGGCGGATTTTTCGTTGCTGCAGGCGAAGCATCCTTTAGCGGCAGTTTGGCGACTCCGTTGTCTCTATCGTCCGACAGACAGTGGGCATTATTAGTACAACCACCAGGACCTCCAGCGTCTGGAACTTATTTCGGTTCTGAAAATGTTGTCTTTACAATAACAGACACTGCTGATCCTACAAATACAGATTCTGTGACAATCACTTTCATTGTGCAAGCGGAAGGTGATGACGAAAACCAGTGCTTTGTGTTCAACTCTCTTGTGACACTTGAAGATGGATCGAAAGTTGAAATTGCGGACATTAAAGTTGGCGACAGAGTGCGCGGCAGTGATGGATTTATAAATCAGGTTACAGAAAATCGCCACATGTACAGAGAAGATACAATGTACGGATGGGGCAAGGTCGATCCGTTTGTGACAGGTTCTCACCCGTTCTTGACGACAGACGGTTGGAAGTCTTTCGATGCAGAAGCAGGTCAGAAGATGCATCCCGAACTTGGCATCACACAACTGTCCGAAGGCGATCATATTGTGACATGGGACGGCTCAGAATACGGTACCTCGGAGGTTAAAGCAATTACTGCAGAAATCCAAACGGTTGCAATTAATAGACTGAGTGTTACTGGTAATGACACCTACATTGTGAATGGCTTTGTGGTTCACAACAAGTGATAATGGATAAATAGCATTATGAAAGATAATGATCCGAATATCAAGTCCGACTACGATTATTCTCGCGCAACCTATTACGAACTAATAGACAAGGGAAGAGAATCGCTTGATCTGATGATTGAGGTTGCTCGCGAATCAGAGCATCCTCGCGCATTTGAAGTTCTGTCGAACATGATCAAAAACATTTCTGATGTAAATGATAAGTTGATGGAACTAAACAAAAAGACCAAAGATGTAACTCAATCAGACAACAAACAAGACCAAAAGGCAATCACCAATAACAATGTGTTTATTGGCAGCACTACTGACTTACAAAGATTATTAATGAAAAATGATGATGAAAAGGTGATTGATGTTAGTCCATCGGATGAATGACCAGCAACATTACTTAGGAAATATCAATGTAAAAAAAGATGGTGTTCAGCAAGAATGGACTGAGCACCAAGTTCGCGAGTACGCAAAATGCATGAATGATCCTGCATACTTTGCCAAAAATTATGTGAAAATTATATCACTCGACAAGGGTCTTGTCAACTTCAATCTGTATCCTTATCAAGAAAAGATGTTCGATCACTTTAATAGTAATCGATTCTCTATCGTTCTTGCTTGCCGACAGTCTGGCAAATCTATTTCGTCTGTTGTGTATCTGCTCTGGTACGCAATTTTTCACCCCGAAAAAACTATTGCAATTCTAGCGAACAAAGGTTCAACTGCTAGGGAGATGCTTGCTCGTGTCACATTGGCTCTGGAAAACTTACCGTTCTTTTTACAACCGGGCTGTCGGGCTCTTAATAAAGGTAGCATTGAGTTTTCAAATAATTCTCGGATCATTGCTGCTGCTACTTCTGGTAGTTCTATTCGGGGCATGTCTGTTAACCTACTATTTCTTGACGAGTTTGCTTTTGTTGAGCGAGCTAGTGAATTCTATACTTCGACATATCCCGTTATATCCGCAGGAAAAGACACTAAAGTTATCATCACATCTACAGCAAATGGGATCGGAAACAGTTTTCACAAAATTTGGGAAGGTGCTGTCCAGAAAACAAACGAATACAAACCGTTCACAGTAAACTGGTGGGATGTTCCTGGTCGTGATGATGAATGGAAGCGTCAGACAATATCAAACACTTCGCAGTTACAATTCGATCAAGAATTTGGTAATACTTTCTTTGGCACAGGTGACACACTGATCAATGCAGAGACATTGCTAGGTCTTCGCGCAATTCCGCCTAAGAAAGTTCTTGAAGGTGGGGATGTAAAGATATACGAAGAGACTCAGAAAAATCATGAGTATCTAATGATGGTCGATGTGGCGAAAGGAAGAGGGCAGGATTATTCGACATTCAATGTCATCGACATTACGGTCCGACCCTTCAAGCAGGTCGCGGTGTATCGGAACAACACTATTTCTCCAATACTCTTCCCTGATATTATTTATAAATTCGCTAAAGTTTATAACAATGCGTATGTGGTGATTGAGTCGAACGATCAAGGTAGTATCGTGTGTCGCGGGCTTTACTATGATCTTGAATATGAAAATGTTCATGTAGAGTCTGCAATCAAAGCAAATGCAGTCGGCATTGAAATGACTCGCAAAGTCAAGCGTCTTGGATGTTCAGGCATTAAAGATTTGTTAGAAGAAAAAAAGTTAGATGTTTGCGACGAAGAGACTATTCTTGAAATTTCGACATTCGTTTCTAAAGGGCAATCATACGAAGC